GGGGAGTGGGAGGCGGTGACCCTGGTTCCCCGGCGAGAGAAGGCGGACCCGGAGGCGGGCCGGCTGTGGGTGGGCGATCTTGCTATGGACGTCCGCTCGGCGCTCTTCCAGGCCGCGATGGCTCACTCGACGGAGGACGGGGAGGCGGTGGCACGCCTCGAGTCCTTTCGGCCCAGAGACGCTATTAATTCTTGACACGATCGCCCGGAGATATGGAATCTTGCCCCATGACGTCCTGGAATTGAGCCCGTACCAGTTGACGCTGGCCTGGCAGTGCTACCTCCAGGCGAACGCAACGATCGCGCAGCGGTTGAAGCAGTCCGACGGGATGATCTTTCCCGTCTTCGACATCGGGGGCTGAGCCGTGGCGTCGAACACGATCGAGTACCTGATCAAGATCCGGGACGAGGCGTCTGCCGCCTTGAAAGATCTGGAGAAGGAAGCCGGCGGGGCGTCCAAGGGTCTCGGCAAGGTCGAGAAGAGTTCGGAGTCCATGACGAAGAGCCTCATAAAGGCTCAAGTCATTACCGCTGCATTCAAGCAAAGCATGTCCGCACTTAAAGGCGCCACAATTGGTCTTGGGGTCAGTTCAATTGAGGCCGGCGCCCAGATGGAGGGCTTCGGTACTCGCCTCGAGGTACTGATGGGCTCTGCGGGTGCTGCTCAGGAGCGTCTCGATGAACTGTTCAGGATCGGTAGCACCACTCCATTCGAGATGCCGGGGCTAATAGAGGCCGAGGTAAACCTCCGAGCACTCGGGGTTTCAGCCGAAGACAACCTCCCGTTGATCATGGACTTCGCGGGCGCTATGGGCGTCGATGTCTCCCGGGCGGCGGTGGAGGTCGGGCGGGCCATGCAGTTCGGCGCGGGGGCAGTGGAGACGATCGCGGGCCGTGCTCTCCGGGCACAGGTCGAACTGAAGACCGGACAGGACGCGCTCAAGATGTCGACGGAGGAATTCCGCCAGGCGTTGATCGACACACTAACAGACCCGAAGGGCATCTTCGCAGGAGGTACAGAGAAGCTGGCTAAGACCTTCACCGGTATGCTCTCGAACCTTTCTGATGCTTGGTTCGGATTCAAGAAACAGGTTGGAGACGCTCAGTTATTTACCGCAGCCAAGGACACTCTCGGCCTGATATTGGGTCTCCTTACGGACAATGCAAATATCACGAAGCAGTGGGCTATCATTGCAGGAACGGGACTAACCACGGGGATGCTCCTATTCGCTGAGGGTGTATCAAAGGTCACACAGGCATTTTTCCTCGTCCTTAGTGTCATACAGGAGTTAATCCTCGGATGGGCTCAATTGATGAGCCTTATTCCTGATCTTGGTAAGTTCGGAGCATTCGGAGCATTGGCTGGCTCCATTGCGCCATCTATCGCGTCGGCGAAGGAGTCACTCGAGCTAACGATGGCTTCCGCCGCAGCGGCGTCCACGTTCGATAAGGAGATCGATAAGATCCAAGAAAACGTAAAGGATCTTAGCAACATGACGGTTGGTGTTGCGGAAAGGGTGACCCCGACCACACCGAAACGAAAGGATGACAAGGACAAGGACGCAGAAAAGGAAGAGACAAAACAAGCGGTGAACCTTGTTGGAAAACGTGTAGTGGATCCACTTACGAAGTCACTTGGGAAAGTCGCTGCGGCCACGGGGTCTCTTGAGGCAGAACTGGAGGATGGTAGAGTAGCCGGGGAGGCGATGAGGAGACAGCAGATCGGGGCCGACATCGCCGAGATGGGCGCCGCGATGGTTAGCGCCTTGCAGGGGCTTCAGTCGCTCTCGAGGGGCAGCCTTCCCGGGAAAACGTGGTGGGGCCAGATGATCAACCTACTGGCCCAGTTCTCCGACCCGATCGACTGGGGCAAGCTCGAACAGACGATCCACGATGCCTTTATCGGGGCGGTGCGCCTGTTCTTCGACATGGACGCGATCTTCGGCGCCATCGTCGACGGTGTTGTCTTCGGGATCCGGGATGCGTTCGGACTTGGACAAGACCTCGACGAACAGGCACGACGGGAGGGGCAGTCTGGCGGGGTTGCGATCGACACCGCGATCGCCTGGCTGAACCAGAAACTCTCCTTCCAGACCGGATCGAAGTTCGTCGACCGAACGGGCCTGGCCTTCCTGCACCGCGGCGAGCAGGTAACCCCCGCCGGAGGGGCGACCCCGTCCCGAGGGTTCGGCGGCGGCGGTTCGGGCGGCCTGGTCGTCAACGTGAACGCACCTCTCGGGATCGGACCCGGCACGGCCGAACAACTCGTCCGGGAACTGAACGCGATACTCGGCGCCCGCGGCCTTAATCTGTCCGTGGCTTAGGGGGGCGCGATGGGAAATTCGACGGTCTGGTGGTATCCCTACGATGGAGGGCGCCTCGAGGAGATCGACTTCGGAACCGAGGGGATCTCCAGTGTGATCGAGCTTCCTATGCGGGACGTCCGGGACAGCCACAGCATAGGGGGCGGCTTCCATCGAACCGTGCTCGGGGGCGGCCTCCGTGTTCGGCTGGTCCTGGAGCGCTTCTCGGGGCTGACGACGGCGGGGAAGACCCTGCACCGACAGCTCGCGAGCCTCGAGGCCCACCTCCACCGGGGCGGGCTGATGGTCTTCTCTGCCGACAGGGACAACTCCTGGATCGGCTTTATGGAGTTCTCGACGCTCCCCCGACAGGGCACCGGGTTTCTCAATACCTCGGGGAACTTCCTAACGCAGTTCACCGGGACCGGGACAGCGGCGGCCCTGGCGGCTGGCGACGAGTTGGTCCTCGAGACCCCGAACCCGACGATGCACAGGGAGTTCCTGCTCGTGTCGTCAGAGTCCGGCGGGTCGATCACCCTGGACACCTCGGACGGTCAACAGGTCCGCTACGACTACGCGGACCAGGACGTCGCGTTCGTGCGGGAGCGGAACTTCTACCCGGCCCTTCGGTTGCCGGAGGACCAGATCGGGCGGCCCCTTCTGATCACGGACCACCGGCATACATACACCTGGGACGTAACGCTCGAACTGGATTACCTGGCGATCCACAGCTTGATCGTCGGGCCGAACCTGCCGGACGCGAGCACGGACGGGAACCTCGGGTTCCCAACCCTCGACGAGTCCGCGAATCGTAGCCCCGTCGTCTTTCCTGACCTGTCAGGCAACCCACTTTTCTGAGGTCGAGAGAAGATGGGATGGTCGGCCGAGTTCCTCGAAGCCCTCAAGGATCGGATCCACACGCCCCAATTCTACCTGGAGGTTTCCAAGGAGGCCGGGAACCCCGGCGCCACGGGTGCCGTTTTCCACAGCCACCACGGGGTCTACTACAAGGAGGGCGAACACACGATCAGCCGGGACAGCGTGCGGGTGTCCTCGGGGTCGATCTCGGTGTTGTCGTGGTCGCAGTCCTTCGGGGGGCTCGTCGTGGGCATCCACGGGGGGAACGACGAGGCCACAACGATCCTACAGTCCGTGGTCCGGGGTTCTCTCGTTCGGTTGTATTGCGGCTTCGAGGGGTGGAGGTCAGCGAACTATCAACCGATCTTCACCGGCCAGGTCCGACAGCTCAGGGGCAACCCGCAGCGGGGTTACTCCCTCGAGTGTTGGGACATCGTGCGGGCCCTCGGCTCCCGGTGGACGACCACCTCGAACCAGGCGGCGCTGTTCTTCAACCTGAACCAGGACGTCGTCCTGACCACCACGGTCAAGACGGGGACAAGTTACACCGCGGCCTCTGGCGGGCCCCTTGACGTGACCTCGGCGTCTGCGTTCGAGAGGGAGGACTCGGGGAACTACCTTCTAAGGGCGACCCCGTCAGGCGGATCGGCCTTCTACATTCGCGCCACCGGCCTGACGGGTACGCAGTTCACAGGGCTAACGGGCGGAGTCTACGACACAACAGACGAGGATCTGGCGGCCGGCGATAAGATCGAACACATGGCCCTTCTACAGGACGGCCCGATCGACATCGTGAAGAAGCTACTTCTAAGCACGGGAACGACGGGGGCGGCACATTCGACTTACGACAAGTACCCCGCCGGGTGGGGGTTCGCGGTCCCTCGGGACTGGGTCGACCTGGCGGACATCGACGACGTGATGACCCGCTACAACGTGGACACAACCTGGAACCTCGACGTCGTCGTAACGGAACAACAGACGAACCCGATCAGTTGGCTCCAGGGCGTGATCGGAAAGTGCGGGTTCTGGCTTGTCCATCGACAGGGCGAGATCAGCATGCGACCGGCGCAGAACCCCCTGCTGAGCACGATCCCGGGAGACTTCCACATCACCGACTCGGAGATCGAGAGCGTGATGGATTGGCAAGCGTGGGACGGTTCGAGGTCCCTCGACTATGTCTCTCTTAAGGTCTCGGACATGCTGGACTACAGCGTCACCTCCTCCGAGGCAATCACGACCCTTCCCTCTTCGCAGACCTACGAGGTCACCCTGGACGACCTGTGGGACGGCACCGGGAACCAGAACCAGGACGGAGTCGCGGACGTCGATACCCGGACGGAGATCTGGACCCACCGGGTCCCCGAGCGGGTGTCCCTTACAATGTGCGGCCTTCGCTATGCGGGGCTCTGCGAGGGGGACCTCGGGCGGATCACCTCCGGGGTCGTCCCGAGCAGGGACAGCGCCGGCACGGCCTCCCGCCCCTGCATGGTCATCTCCTGCGCCCCGGACTGGCTCGGGGGCGTCGTCCGGCTCGATCTGTCGATCCCCGCGGAGTGGTCCGGGGAGTTCCCAACATGATCAACCGGTCGCCAGGCCTGGCGCCGTGATACCCTGACCCCCGAGGAGGCCCCCATGGCCGAAGACTTCAGCTCTCAGACGACCTTCCCCTACATCCAGCGGGTGACCCTTGGATCGTCCGACGTGCTCACGGAGATCAAGCTGCCCGCAAAGGGCCGCAAGGTCACGATCTTAGCGGAAACCAACGCGATGAAGATAGCCCACACAGGCACAGACACCGCAGCGATCGGGACTGAATTCTTCACCGTTCCCGGCGACTCGGCCCTCGAGATCGTCTACGGGATGGGGGTATCTGCGGCCTCGGAGTTGTCCCTCTACGTTGCCGCCGCCACCGGGGCGACCGTGATCTGTGTTCTGCTCGAGGGCAAGGTCGACCTCGAGGAGCGGTCCTAATGGCCCGCTTCAAGGTTCTCGCGTCGTCCTCGTCCGGGTCCGATCTGGCCCTGGCCGACGGTCTGACGACTCAACAGGACACCCTCGCCACGGTAACAAGCACCGCAGCGAATGGAACGGGGGGCTATACGTGGACTCTGACCGATCCGGCAGGGGTTAGCCAGACCTCCCGGCTCTCGGGAACCAGCGTTGCTTCCGTTACGTGGACCCCATACAACGGGCTGGATGACGACAAGTGGTTGGCGGGTAACTGGGTTGCCGCATGCACAGACGGAACTGTAACGGTAAAACACGTCATCCAGATCGGAACCGACAGCGGGCACATCCTCCACGACTGGACTACCCGCGTCGAGGCAAACACGCAGAGCGGGTCAGGAACAGCCAGAGACGCGGATAATGAGGACTGGTCAGACCCCTACAATCCCACGCTGGCGATTGATGGGTCTACACAATGCAACATGTATCAAGCGGGAAACGACGGGTTCTGTGTAGGCTTCACCAGTCCCATCTGCTCGTCCGGCGAGTTCGATGACATGATGTTCTCTGCCTACTCCATCATCCTTGTCACCGACGCTGATGAGATTGCCGCTGCGGATTCCAGCCAGAACGGGGTCTACGCTGGACTGACTGAGAACACGACATTCGGGTCTAACGAGGGGATCGCATGTGGGGTGGACCGGACGAGCACCGGGGTCATCAAAGCGGTCTCCTGTAAGGCAGGCTCGTCAAGGAATGTTAGCGGCAACGTCGCTTCAGACGATCCGCAACGATTCGAGGGCGTCGTGCTGCGATGGGAGCCTGAAGGGTCATCGGTCTGGGCGATCCAGATCGTTAATGCACAGTCGGCTGCCGGGGTCACGACAGACAGTGCCGTTCAGACTTCCATGAATGAGGACTTCGGGACCTCACCCCAGATCTTCTGTGGTATCGGTTCTGTCGCTGGAGGTATGGCCTCGGGGTGGACCCAGGCTCTTAAAGTATATTACAAGTTCTTTCCTCAATATGACGGGCCCTCCTCATGAGTTACTTCGATCGACATGCGGGCGCTTCTGAAGAACTGAAGGCAGCCGCGGATACTGTGTCCATGCAGGCCCTGATCGAGGACGCCCGACTCCTGGAAGCCCAGGGGATAGGGTCGATCGGAGAAGAACGCCTCGAAGCGTTGATCGAGCGGTGGTCCCTGGAGTCCCGATTCGGCGGAGACCTCGGGGACGTGTTGGAAGCAGAAGGTCTAACCCCCGCCCAGGCTGCGCTCCTGATCGCCTGTTCCGACGAGTGACAGCGAGGCACGATGTCAGACGAACACAAGGATCAGGAGGAATCCGCCGAACACGAACAGATCCCGCCGACCGGCGGGGCGCTCGTGCTTCAGGGTCTTCGGCAACTCCTCGCCGGGGACGTGTCCGGGACGATCGGTCGGTTGACCCTGGTGCTCGTTGCGATCACCGCGGGGATGGAAGTCCTCCGACAGTTCGGTCTGTCGGACAGTACCTACCCGTTCTACACACAGGTCCAGGGCCAGGCCCTCGAAGGTCTCGTGATAGACGATCACGCAATGATCTGTTCCCTGGTCGCCCGTTCGGGCGGCGACCCTCCACCATCCTGCTCGGAGTGACCTATGTTCGCGCTTCTTCTCGGCCTCTCTCTCGCCGCAGAGCCCCCGGTCCAGAGCCCGGAGACAGCCGAACAGGCGCAGAGCCTGATCGAGTCGATGGAGGCCCAGCAGGAGGCCCTCCAGGCTATCAACGTCGAGGGGTTACTCGCACTGATCGAACAGACCGAAGACCAGCAGTCGCCCGCCGTCGTGGAGCCGTCCTCGCCCATCGTCCCGCCCCCGGCGGAGACCGTCGAGGACACCGACATTTCCCCGCTTCTCGTTCCTGTCCGGTGATCTGATGGGCCGACCGATCGTCATCCTCGACAGACAACACCACGGGAAGCCCGGGGGCCGCGGGGACCTGGGAGCCCGTGCGGACCTGGACGGGGACGGGATGGTAGAGGCCCACGAGTTCGAGGCGAACCTGACGCCCCTCTACATCGCCAGCGCCCGGGACTACCTGGAGCCGTTGGGGATCGAGGTCGTCGTCCTGGAGTGGGGAAGCTACAAGGCCCGGCACGCCTACGCTAACGCCATCGCAGGCGCCGCGGACGGTGCCCCGGTTGCCTACATCGCCTGCCATCTGAACGCCGGGGGCGGGCGATATGCCGCCGTGTTGCATGACAGCAGGAGCCGGGGCGGGCGCGGCCTGGCGGTGACCCTGGCCGATGCTCTCGAGGAGGAATTCGACGAGCTGTCCAAGGGCAGGGCCGTCCCGGCCGGACCCGGGAAGCGGGCCTTCGTGACCTACGAGGGGATCTACGAGGGGCCAGGGTCGATCTCGGGCGTCTGCTTTGAACCGGTGTTCATGGACACCCCGGAGCACCGGCCCCTTCTCTCCCCCGGGGGGCTGTCCCGGATCGGGCGAGTCCTCGGCGCGGGGTGCCTCACCTGGATCGAGACCCGGAGTTGATGATGGAAGCCCTCGATCTTGCCGCCCTTCCTGCGGACGTCCTCGAAGCCGGCGCCGCCATCGCGGAGGACTCCGGCCTCCTCGCCGTCGCCGACGCAGCCCTCGAGGCTACGGGCTCGGCGGGGGTCGCTGCCCAGATCGTCGGAGACGTTGCAGACGTTCTCGTGGACTGGGAGTCGATCGAGATCGTGGGCCCCCTCGGGGGATGGCTGGAGGCACACGACGACGACATCGTGACATGGATCGCGGACCTCGTGATCCGCCTGGCCATGGACCCAGGCAGGCGAGCAGACCGACAGATCCGACGGGCAGACCGTCGGGAGCATCTCCACACGTGGTGGAACGAACGCAAGGAACGCCGGGCAGGCCGAAAGGCCGCCAGGCAGGAGGATTGAATTGGACAAGCTCAAGTCGCGCAAGCTGTGGGTCACCCTGTCGGGTGTTGCCGTGGTCGCTGTCGCCACCTTCCTCGGCGTCGAGGTCCCGGACGAGACGATGCAGAGCCTCCTCGGGATGATCGCGGCCTATGTCGTGGGCCAGGGCGTCGTCGATGCGGCGGGCGCCGTGGCGGCGGGCCGACAGCTCGGAAAGGCCGCGAAGGGGGTGCGAGATGCTGCCGACGAGGTGGAAGGCGTGGCTATCTGACGATCGCAACCTGGAGACGATCTCGGCCGTCGCCGTCGGTGCGTCGATCGTGATCCTCCTGGGTCTGCTTCTTAGCGCGTGACCATGCCCGGAAGAGCCGGCGGTTCAAGTCCTCGCCGGGGGAGACCCGCACCCCTTCGGGGGGAGTAGGAAGTCCCGCGACCTGGCCCGAACCGGTGACCAGGGCGAAGGAGTGCGGGCGCGTTAATCGTCGCACGGTTCCGGCTTCAGCCAGTCGAGGATCTTGATCTGTCCTCCGGTCACCTCGGCGATCCGGTGCATCTCCTCCAGGGTGCCGGGGCGCCGGCCTTCGTAGATCCACGCCCTGAACCTTCGGACGCTCACCCCGAGCCGGGCCGCCCCGGTCTCCTGGGTCAGCCCCTCCTCTGTCAGCCATCGCCGGAGGTGTTCCATCGATCGGGATCGTATACGGGCGGGACCTTACGCGCAAATAGTAAGATATTTCACCTCCGGGGCTTGACACCTTACGCAGCGCGTGTAACTCTACCAGAGCAACACAGGAGCCGACATGACCAAGAACGATTCAGACCTCCTCGAAACATTGACAGCAATCGACGCTGCCAAGGTTCTAAGGGATGCCCCGGAGGACCCACCCAAAGCGTGCCGGCTATTGGCTGCTCAATTGCTGAGGGATGTAGCCTCTTTATATGGTCGCTCAGCCACTGGAATGATCCCCACCCGGAATGCCTACGCCAGAGCATGGCAGATCATCAAGGACGGCGGCGCCCCTGATTATGACCGGGAGGCCAGCCGGAAAGCTGAAGCAATAACGGCTTTGCAGGGCGCATTCCCTCATATCCACTTCTCCACGGGCACCCCGGGGTGACAGGAGACCGGAACCCAACGCAACACAGAAGGAGCCGACATGACCAAGACCACCGAGATCGAGACCCTCCGAAAGGAGCGCGACGAACTCCTCGAAGCCCTGAAGCTCGTTAGAAACGGCTTCACCGTCGAGGACAAGCACTACGCCCATTGGATGCACTGGTGCATCTCCGCGAAGACCCTCTCGATCGTCAAAGAGGCGATCAGGAAGGCGGGGGGTGACTCGTGAACCCCGAGTGCTACGCCGAGATCGAAGAGGAAAGGAATGCAAGAGAGAGAAGCCTGGACGCTATCAGTGAACTGTCAGAGATCAAGGAGGAGATCCTGGAACTGCTGGGCAACGCCCGAGAGGTAGTCAAAGGCACGAGTGAGGCGTCCAGGGCACACGCCTACTGGATCGCTCATATCAGGATGGCTCTGGATGACGACCACGATTGGCTCGGCGGAAGTATGTGCACTCTTCAGGGCTCGATCGATAGCCTTCAAGAAGAGGTCGACGCACTGAACGCGGCTCTCGACGCCCCGGGGGGTGCATCGTGATCGCCGGTCCTGTTCTGGAAGTCCTCGCCCTTCTCCAGGAAGAGGGGATCACGCCCGAGACCCTGCGGGCCTTCCCGGTGGGAACCGGGGAGCGGGCCCGGGTCTGCATCATGGTCAGCGCCCAGCCGGAAGACGTGCCCCGGATCGCTGCGATCTACGGTGGCGAGGTGCAGACGTTCACCCTCGACAACGGGTCGAACCACGTCGAGACGATCACCCGGGCACCGGCCTGGGGTTCCCTCCACTTCCACGCCACGATCGGCCAGGAGAAACCGTGAACCATCGACCCCGAGACCTGGCCGCCGACCTCGTCGGAATCCTCTTCGCTGCGGCGCTCTGTGCCGCGATCCTGGGGCTTGCCCCTTTCATTGACCGACTTCTAATAACCGGGAGCTTCTAATGTCTGAACCGAGAACCGCTGGCCCCGTGGTCATCGACCACGACTTCCTCCAGACCTGCGAGGGGATTACCGACCTCCAGGGCCAGGAATACATAAACCACCGCGGGCTCCTCGCCCTCGGGCACCTTCACGGGCTCTCCGAGGTCGTGGTCACCCTGATCGACTTCTCCCCCGAGACGGGACACGCGATCGTCAGTGCCACGGCGAAGGGGGACCGGGGAACCTTTACCGACATCGCGGACGCCTCGCCCGACAACGTCGGACCCCGGACGATGAACGCTACTCCCCGGATGGCATCGACCAGGGCGATCAACAGAAGCCTTCGGCTCTATCTCGGGATCGGCGCCACGACAGCCGAGGAGATCGGGCCCGAGGCTCGGTCTGAGAGGCGCCCGGCGCCGAGAACGTCCTCTACACCGTCCCGGCCCTCGAACGGGGCGCCAGCGGGCCGACAGGGGGCCGCAGAGGCCATCCACGGCGCAGCCTGCCCCGAGTGCGGTAGCGAGCTGTGGGACAACAGAGACCGCAGGGATAACGAAGGTTGGCGCGGGCCGGCGTGGAAGTGCCGGGATCGCGACTGTGTCGGACACAAGGGCGAGCCCTGGATTCAGTGGGAGTCGAACCCCTGGCCCATCCCTGATGACCTGCCGGGAGACGACCCGGAAGCCCCGGCGCATTCGTCAGCATTCAAAAAGGCGGTCGCAGCGGCTCAGATCACTGATGGGGACATCGAGGTTCCGTTCTAATGGGCACGACTCACGAACTCACGATGCTGGCCTACTCCGTCCTCTCCGCCCTCGAACAGTCCGAGGGCGTGATCGACGAGTCGATCGATGCACAACTCGACAGCCTCGAGGGGGAAGTCCCCGCGAAACTGGACGCGCTGCGGTGGGTCGCGAAGGCCGCCGACGCAGACGCGGCACACCTGAAGGCCGAGGCGAAGGGGTTGCTCGCACGGGCGAAGGCCCGGGAGGGCCTCGCACGGTCGATCAAAGATCGGGCCGGCGCCCTCCTGCTCGCCTTCCAGGAGGTGACCGGAGAGGACCGGGTCAAGTCGACCGGGCATTCGTACTGGCTCCAGGTCTCGCACTCGGTCGAAGGCCCGGAGGCTGTCGAGGAGTGGCCCGAAGCCTACCGCCGCCAGGTCGTCAAGGTCTCGCCGGACAAGACACTCGCGAAGGCTGACCTCAAGGCCGGCGAAGAGATCCCGGGGGTCGTCCTCGTCCCGACCACCTCGATCCGGTGGAAGTAGATGGACCATGCACCTCAATACGTGTGCCTGACCCCGGGGTGCAACCCGGATCGGTTCTTTATGACTGAGTTCGTCTCTTCCGCTACCGAGGTCTGCTTCCTGACGACAGACCTGAAGAGAAAAGAGCCGACGAGCCGCCGGCAACTCGGACAGGTTCAGACGGAGATGAGTGGCCCGGCAGCGTGCGCGACGTGTCGATCAGTGCTCGACAGGCTCGACTTCTGCGCGGACTGCGGGACGCTTGACCTCGTGATGTTCGTACGCGGGAAGTTCTACTGCGTCATCTGCGTCGAGGAACACATCCAATGAGACCCTTCCTCGCCGAATGCCTCGAACAGTGCGCCCACGAGCCCCTCCCCCTTCGAGAGATGGCGGACAGGCTCGGGGCAACCCTTGAAGACGTCCGGGGGGCGCTGGACGCCCTCCGGGCCCGGGGCCTGGCGGCCTACACCGCACCCTCGGACATCGCACGGGCAACCCCTCGGGGGCGTTCCTGGGTACAGGACGACCTACACCGATCGAACGCTCCCCCGGTGCAGATCACCCCGTCGCCAGCCTCCCGGGAGATGATCTCGAAGTTGATCTCCAAGCGCCTCGGACAGCTCGGATGGACGATTACCCACGACGGCGCCCGGTGGGTCGGAGTCCACAAGGGGCTTCGGGGTTGCATCGAATCCCGCACCCTGTCGGGTCTGCTGACCCGGGCGAACGAAAGAGCATGATCTTCGGCCCGTCACCGCACTCCTTCTGTGTTGCAACATCTGGTCTGCGCGGTGGCGGGCCAACCCTTCCTCCTTCGGAGTGTCCCGTGCCGTGCGTTGTAGGAATTGACCCCGGGCCGACTGCCTGCGGGCTGGCGGTCTACCGGGACGGGCGGGTCGTCCACGCCGACAAGGGCGCACCGGTCGAGGCGGTCCTGGAGTATCTCCGAGAGGCCGGATGGGGCGCCGAGATCGCGCACGTCGGGATCGAACGCGTCCAGTCCTACGGCATCTCGGGCGGGTCTCTCCTTCAGACCTCCGAGGTCGTCGGCCGACTTCAGCAGCGGGCCCTGGACCTCGGGCTCCCGGTCTCCCTGCACTACAGGCGGGAGATCCTCCGGTTCCTCGACGTGACAGGCAAGGGGAACCGGGACAGCCTCGTGCGGCTCCGTCTGCTCGAGTTGCACGGCGGAACCCGAGAGGCCGCGGTCGGCCGCAAGAAGACCCCCGGGCCGCTCTACGGTGTCGCCGGTCACGCCTGGCAGGCACTCGCCGTTGCGCTCTGCGCGGGGGATGCACTGTGAAGGCCCTGTCACTTTTCACCGGAGCCGGCGGGGCGGACCTCGGGATCACCGAGGCCGGGATCGAGGTCGTGCGGGGTGTCGAGTGGGAGGCGCCCGCCGTGGCGACCTGTCACGCCGCCGGCCTGGACTACGTCCGACACGGGGACGTCCGGGACCTGGAGCTCTACGAGGGCCTGCCACCGATCGATCTCCTCTTCGGCGGGCCTCCTTGTCAGGCGTTCAGTTCTGCGGGCAACCGTCAAGGCCAGGACGACCTCGACCGGAACGGGTGGCCATGGACGCTGGACGTGATCGACCACGTCAAGCCGCTGTGGGCGCTTCTGGAGAACGTGCCCGGCCTCCTGCATCATTCGAAGGACTGCGCAGACCCTTGCCCCGGATGCTACTGGACCGGCGAGCTGTTGCCCGCGTTCCGTGCCCGGTTCCCCTGGATGGACTACCGGACGATCAACGCCTCGAGCTATGGCGTGCCCCAGCATCGGC